ATCTAAAGTATACACATCACTGTAATGAAGTACCCCTTTCCCCCTAGGTTAGTGGGTTAGTTCACGCAAATGAAGCACTTCAATGTCCTGAAGTACAGGTGGCTCCCGCGCACGTCGCTCTTGTATTCTTCAGGGCGTTCATGGTTTGGTTACAATTTGCAACTGAAATTGTTTGTTCACAAAATATAGTATATTTGTTCATAATATTCTGGTATTCTAATATTCTGGTATTCTAATATTCTGGTATTCTAATATTCTGGTATTCTAATAATAGAAGATAACAAAGCACATTAGACGGAAAAGGAGTAAATACCATGAAAGAGTTCGATCTGAAAGTTTCTGAAATCCGCAAGGCAAATAAACTGCTCAACGGTTCACATCAGGTTGAGGGCAACGGAGACCTGTACAAGGAAGGGCCGGAAGATCGGTGATGAGGAAATCGTTGCATATTACCATGAAGGAGAGTTTTAATATGAGGACTTTACATTTGTACGAATTTGAGTGGATGGACAAGAGCAAGGCTATCCCGGAGAACGTCCTTGCAATGGGTAGCAACGCGGTGGGCATTCGTAAGCTGGCTTGCTCCCACCGGGCAACAAGCAATGCGGATATCACGCATCTGTATAACTACCTGTACAGAAACGGCAATTGTCCGTATATGACGGAACTGCCCAACGGTGATATCAGAATCCAGTACTTCAAGAAGGGGTGATAACATGGCAAGGAAAGAGAAGAACAAGCCCACGCTGGTGAAGCCTGATAAACTGCCAGCGGGCGCAACTGCCAGAAGCGAACAGAAGCCGCCAGCGGGCAAGAAAGCGGCGCGGGCCAAAAAGGCGGCAAAGCTGAAGGAGAAGAAAGAATCCAAACAGCGGAAACAGGGCGGCAAAGGTCGCCCTTTTCGTGCAAAGCCTTGGGAAGATTACGCGGGCGGGAGCAAGCCCACAAAAGCCTACACCACCGAAGAGCTGAGGGATATTACCAGACGTGCGGCAAAGGCGGCAAATAGCCGCCTGCGGGCCTTGGAAAAGGCCGGTTTAACAAAGTGGTCATATAATATGGCCGCGCGTCTGACAGGCAAGGAAAAGCCCAGATTTGCGGAGAGTAAGGCGGCAATCGGGAAACTGAATCGCCAGCAGTTGGAAAGTCTATTTTACAATTTACGGGAGTACATGACCGCCCAAACGTCCACAGTTCAGGGTATGCGTGCACAGGAAGCAAAGTATCTGAAGGCCGCGCAAGATATGGGTTTCACTGGTACATCGGATGATCTGGCCGCCCTGTTTGAGAAGTACATGACAAAAGAGCTGGAAAACCTTCTGGGGTCTGATATCATCCGAAGTGAAATCATGTCGGGCCGTGCTTCTCAGGGGTCGCTTGACTATTTGCGGGAGCAGACAGACAAGCGGGCAGAGCTGGGGCGCATGGTAGAAGAGGACAAGAGACAGGGCGCGTTACTACTGGAGAGTTTACGAAAGTACGGGGTTTAACATGCGTTTTAGTCAGGGCATCGAAATTGCAGAGAGCAAAGCGGAGTTTCTGCCAATGCTGAAGCGTCCAAAAGTCGTTCGTAAGATCGACAAAAGGGCCAAACGTGGTGAACGGCGCAAGGGTGATATCAAATACTATGATGTAACCTGTGCGTTCGATATTGAAACCACCAACAGCGAAACAGACGGCTTTGCCTATTCTTTTCAGATGTGCATAGGCGGCGCGGTCGTGGTTCCGCGATACTTTGAGGACTGGGTGGATATTCTGGAAACTCTGGTTGATAAGTGGGGAATCACGACAAAGAAACGGCTGGTGCTGTATGTCCATAATCTGGGATATGAATACACATACCTGATTCAAATGTTGTGCAATCGCTGGGGAGACTGCAAAGCCCTGTACACCAAAAGCCGGAAACCGCTCTACCTTCTTTTTGATAACGGTATTGAATTTCGTGATAGCCTGAAGCTCTTCCAAAAGAGCCTTGCCCGGGCGACGGAAGGTTGCAAGCATGAAAAACTCAAAGGGGATCTCGATTATACCGTTTACCGTACTCCCGACACGCCGCTGACAGATACCGAATTTGCATATTGTGTGAACGACGTGCTGGGCCTGTGGGAAGCAATTGAACGCCTGAAATCAGAACACAGTTACAACGCGGCATCCATTCCCATGACAAATACGGCTACGGTTGTTCAGGAAGTGAACAGCAGAATCTCCCATGATATGAAGTGCCGTAACGCAATGGCCCGCCTGCACCTGAGCAAAAACCAAACACGGCTTGCATATCTTGCAATGGCGGGCGGTGATACCCACGGTACACGGTGGCGGGCCGGATACACCTATACCAATTGCAACTCCTATGATTTCAAGAGCGCGCATCCGTCCCAACAATTGCTCTGGAAATTCCCTTCAGGCAAACCGTTCAATCTTCCAGACGAAACCCCGAAAGAGGATATGGAACGCCTGATACGGGCCGGTTTTGGTTGGGTCGCCAAAATCCTCTTGGTTGATTTCAGTATCCGGCCTGATTGCCCGGACCCCTGTATATCGGTCAGCAAATGCGCAACCATCGACGGGGAGATTGGAGTGGACAATGGCCGGTTGTTGGGCGCACACGGTGCATTCATTTACTGCGATTCAAACGACTGGCAACGCATCCGGGAAGGATACACTTTTAAGACTATGGTAGCAATGGAAAGTTTCGCATTCCAGCTGGACTATTTACCGGACAGTTTCCGCGAAACGATCTTTGAAAAGTTCAAAATCAAAGAAACCATGAAGGGTTCCCCGGAATATGCCTTTTCCAAAATCTGTGTGAATACGATCTACGGGGCCACGGCCCAGAAGCAAGTAAGGGATGAATACGACGCGAAAATAGACGACGCAATCGAATTTACTTGCACCCATTGGGAAAAGACGCTCGAAGATATGGACGAAAAACAAGTTGATAAGAAACAGGCTGAAAAGTTCCCCTTCCTGTGGGGCCTGTGGACAGCCAGCTTGACGCGGTTTTATTTGTGGCAAATCCTGAAAATCGTAGGTTGGGAAAAGGTGATCTATTGGGATACCGACAGCTGTAAATATCAGGGGGCGAAGTGCCCGGGCGTTGACGCATATAACGCGGCTGTAAAAGCCCAGTGCGAACAGCGCGGCGTGGTCGTCACAAAGCCAAACGGCAAGAACGTCTATATCGGGGTCGCTGAGGACGAACACCCACAGGCCGATTTTGGTTACGCTGAGTTTCGGTTTCTTCATGCAAAGTGCTATGCGGCCCGGACTTGCGACGGCGTGCTAGAAAGTACAATCGCCGGAGTAGGTAAGAAAGAAGGTCAGGACGCGCTCAAAGATGATATTGATAATTTGAATGATTTCCTTGTGATCGAAAACGCGGGCGGTCAAATGTTGACATACCATGACAGCCCTATAAAGGTACGGAACGATTTTGAAAAGCCCACGATTTCCGCAAGCTGGGTCGTTATGACCCCGCGCCGGTATGAGGTGGGCGGCATCAATAACTTTGCTGAGGAACGCTTGGGATAATGTTCCACATGGAACAATAAAAGCCGCCCACGGCCTAGAGGTCGTGGGCGGCTTGTTTTAGGAAACGGTTGTGCTAACCGTCACGCTGAGAGGAATGCGAAGAACAAACGGTTTACCGACTTCGATATTGGGAATGCTGGTTGTGGAAATGATGGCCGTCAACTGAACAAACCCCGCCCCAAATTCTCCGCGTACAGAAACGGCACTCCCGCGAATTGTTTCGGTCGTACCATCAAAGTAAACAACCTCTGCGTTGAGCGTAGAATTTACGGTGACGGTGGCTGGGGCGGACGTTGTTTCTTTGCGAAGGAACGGCAGATCGATATCGCAAATTACCACGGAGGCGTCCTCAACGTAAGCAACGCCCGTGCTCATCTTGGTAATTTCAACGCTCGGAAATTCGACGGAAGTCTGGAAAAGTCCATCGACAGCCACTTTGTCGTTTTCCAGCTTGGCAATGCTCGCGGCGTGCTCGGCCAGCTCGGTTTCCTGAGAGGTCACGCACTCTGCGATAGTCTGCCCGGGGTGCGCGGTTGCCCAGTCGCCCACAATGTCGTCCTGCCGCTTCTGGTCTGCATTAAACTCGGTCTTGGTAACGTAGTCACCCAGAGCGGTTTTGTCGGCCTTGTCGGTTTCCAGATGGGTGATGGAATCGGTGATGTCAGAGATGGCGGTATCCTGCTGGGCGTTCTTGGCTTTGATATCCTCGATATCCTGTTTGCTGGTGGTGTCACTTTCCAGAGTAGAAATGCGGGTTTCATGGTCTGCCAGCTCGGTGGCGTGGGTCGCCAGCTCTGCGGCGTTCTTGGCCAGCTCGTTCTCCTGAGAGGTCGCGCACTCGGAAATGGTCTGCCCGGGGTGCGCGGTTGCCCAGTCGCCCACAATGTCGTCCTGCCGTTTCTGGTCTGCATTAAACTCGGTCTTGGTAACGTAGTCACCCAGAGCGGTATTATCGGCCTTGTCGTTTTCCAGATGGGTGATGGAATCAGTGTTGCCGGAAATCGCGGTATCCTGTGCGGCGTTCTTGGCTTTGATATCCGCGATATCCTGTTTGTTGGTGGTGTTGTCACTTTCCAGAGTAGAAATGCGGCCCTCATGGTCGGCCAGCTGGGTGGCGTGGTTTGCCAGCTCTGCGGCGTTCTTGGCAATCAACTTGCCATTCGCCAGCTCTGCGGCCTTGGCGCGGTCGATCTCGGCGGTCAGGGCCGTGTTGGTGTTGTCGGTCTTGGTGTCCAGCTGGGTAAAGTGGGCCTTTGCCTGATCGCAACACTCTTCCAGTTTGTCCAGCCTGCCGTCCTGCTGAACGTCCTTCTCCTGAATGTGGGCGATTGCATCCCGGTTGGATTCAATCTTTGCCTCGTCCTCGGTAAGGTCAGACCGGAGACCATCGGTGACACTGGTAAGGCGCTCAATGGCCTGATGATTTGCCGTGATTTCCTCATGCTGGGCGGTAAGACGGCCCTCATGGTCTGTCAGCTTTGCGGCGTGATCGGCCAGCTCGTGGGCGTTCTTGGCGATGTTAGCGGCATTGTCCTGAATGTTCTTGGTATTCTTGGCAATGTCGGCAGTGTTCTGGGCGATGCTGGCATCATGGCTCTTGAGCTTGGTATCAATGCCGTTCATGCGGGAATCCTGCTCGGTGTCCTTTGCCTGAAGGGCGGCAATGTCATTATCATTGCTGGTGATCTGCCGCTGAAGCTCCTCGTCCTTGGCGTGAAGGTTTGCCAGATCGGTGGTGTGCTGGGCGGTGGTGGCCTGAAGTCCGTCGATCTCGGTTTCGGCGGTCGTCATACGCTCGGCCAGCGCATCCACGCGGGCATTGTTCGCGGCCACGGTATTTTTCATGGCGGCGTTGTCCTTGTCGTACTGGTCGATCTTCTCCCGAAACTCTGCGTTATCGGATGCAAAGCCATTAACTTGGCTCGACAGGTCTTTCACCTCGTTCTTGTACTGCTCAACCTGTGCGTTATACGCACCGGTCTTTGCCCAGTATCGCGTATTGGTGATATCAATGCCGGGGCCAACGTTGCACTTGCTCGTGTAGCTCTCCCCGTCGTGGGTAACAATGGTAAGGCTCTCGTAAGAGCGGTGATTGTCCCATTCGATGGGGTCAGCGAAAATCGGCACATACCGACTGCCCACGTACTGAGAAGGGGGGCAAGGCATGGGGGGCCGGGGCGGCATCGGGGGGCGGGGGCCACAAGGCCCACAGCCGGGGTCAGCGGGTGCGAAAGGTGCGGGCTTGATGGGATAGCCGCAATCAGGTTTACAACTCATAGTGAAAACTCCTTTCAGTACTTAATAATGAGATGACCATACTCGGGTTCTGTGATATCCGTTCCCGTGTCGAAGGTCAGCCAATTCCAGTTAGCGGGGATGTAGGCGGCAAAGTGGCCGTCAGGGGTCAGGCCAAACCAGACAAAGCGCACCATCTCAGTAACCATGCGGGGAAGATTCTTGTCCGCCCATTCCAGAAATTTGCCGTTCTCGAAGTCGCCGCTGTTCAGGCGGTCGTTAATACACTTCTGGGCGGTGTTCAGATCGGCAAGGGCCGCGTTCAGCGCGGCCACGTTGCCGCCCTGTGCTTCCTGCCCTTTTGCCAGACCCTCGCACAGGCGGGTCAAGCTCTGAATCTGCGAAACCATCCACCGAAGATCGTACATCCCGGGGTCGCCGGGAACCATGGGGCCGGGCTGGTAAGGGTAACAATCCATACTCAATGCACCTTCCTTTCAATCTGCTTCCGGTACGCGTCGGCCTGAATCGCGCTCTGGGTGAAGCTGTTATTCTCCCACCATGCCCACAGGGCGGCGGCGGTAGTCAGGCCAGCAGTGACCCACTGTTCAACGCTTTCGCTGTCAATGGGAAGCGGGCTTTTCCCGCTTGCGCTCAACAACTGGTTGGCAAGGGCCAGCGCAAGAACGACGGTTCTTGCAATGGTAGACGGCTCGATTTTACATTTCATACAAAGTTCTCCTTTCTTTGTTAAATTCTTCCAATTCGTCGATACGATGATTTGCAACCTCGATCTTTTCTTCCAACACGGGAACGCGGCGGGCAAAATTGTTGTGCTCTCGCACCTCGCGCGTAAGCTCGTCAAGCCGGGTCTCGGTGACGGCCTGAGCGCGGCTGTTTGCAATCAGCACACCTATCAGCGTAACGCCGCCGCTCAAAAGAGCGACAATGATTTCTGACACCATGATACCACTCCTTTTAGTAAACGTCAAGACAGAACGTTCTATGAAAACTATCTGCAATGAAATCATACACGTTGAACAGCACGCTCTCCCGCTCTTCCTGTATCATGGCTTGCGTGGTGGTAACGCCGATATTACCGCCCCTACTCTCTTCATGGATAACGGAAACGGTCTCTTTCTCTTTTCCGGTCTCCATTCCGTGGGTGGTGTCAGAATGCGTGCCCGCCTTGGCATCGTGGGCGGTTTCCCGCTCTCCGGTCTTTCCCTCGGTATGCCCACGGGCGGCGGTGCTCCCCTTGTCCCCGTATTCGCCGGACTGTCTGCCGATCTCGTCAGAATGCCCGGTGGTCAGCTGGGTCTCCTGCCCTGTGGTTTCGGTGTCGCTGGTCTCGTGGGTTTTGCCGTCATCGGTCTCGGTGGACGTGCCAGAGGTATGGCTCCCGGTGGTTTCGTTTTCTGTCCAGTCAATGGCCTTTTGATCTTTTGCAGTGCCCTTTTCATCATAATCCGTGTGCTGAGTATCGTAGGGCTGATAGGTTGCTTCATTTTCAGAAGAGATTTTTCCTTCCACGTCGGTGGTCGCCGTTTTCGTGGTGGTCAGATCGTCCGTCTGGGTCTCGGTATGGGTGGTCAACCGGGTTCCGGCAGTATCCGAAGTGGTTTTCCCGTCTTTCTGCATGTGACTGGTTCCGTCCGTGTCGGAGTGGCTGGTTCCATGGGTCTGGCTCTCAGCCGTGCCGGACGTGTCCCCGTGCCGGGCATCGGTTCCGGTGTTCCAGCCGTCGCCGGTGGTGTCCTCATGGTACAACGTGCCGTCAGTGTTCCAGCCGTCTTTACTTCCTGCGTGCTGGGCCTTTTCGGTAATGTCGCCGTGATTCTTCTGGACGTGCTGGGCGGCGGTGTCTTTGTCCCGGGTGGTGGTATCCTTGGTAATAATGTGTGCATCGGTGTTCCAGATGGGATTATATTCCAGCTGAGTGGTTCTCAGCAGTTTCTCCCAGATCGGAAGGTTTTCGGTGCTCCAGAAAAACAGCTCGGATTTCATCCAAACCGGGTCAGGGTGGTACAGGGGCGCAAGGCCGTGCTTGCGCCTGATCGCCTGAACCACCATTGTTTTCTCCATCCCCATGGGAACAACCATGTTTGCGAATAAATCACGGTCGAAGAGCAACAGGGATTCAAGATTTGCGCTCGTCAGCTGATTCACCAGCATTGCCCCTGCACCTCGCTTTCCTCAGTGAAATTGATATCCGGTTCCACCATTTCAAATGTAATGTTCATCTTATACATCCGATTGACCACTTCCAGCGATTTTTCCAGCGTGATCTTCCAGACCTCGCGGCGGTTGAAGGTCTCAGCGTCTGCGGCCTTGCTCTCAGTTACCACCATACGCTCTTTCTTGTTGGGCTGGACAGACACTCCCAACTCCCGATAGAAGTCACACAAGATGTTTCTGCGGTACTCCATAAGATCGGGGAGAATGAAGTTCTTGGAAAGATCGCGGTCGATCTGCATAATGGGAAGAGAATACTCTCCATCTTTCTGCCCGGCATCCGGGCGGCGAAGATCGGGGTTCACGATGATACCGGTTTCCCCGTTCGCCAGCTTTTGGAAGAGTGCTTCCAAACTGCGCTTTTGCTTGTCGTCCTTTGCAAACGCGCCGTAAGCAAAACGGGCGTTCATGGCGCTTTGCCGGATTGCAACCTCGGCGTTTTGCATCTCCACGGCATACTTTTCAATGATGTCCCAAACTCCGCGATAGTCGGGGGTCAGCTTGATAACGCCGCATTCTGTGCCGATCTCCAACGGACGCGGGAAATTGAAGAACGGGGTGGAAATCTGCATTCCGCGCGGCTGGAACTGCAATCCGTAGCCGGTGGGGAATCCGGGCTGTGTAACAAGGCCATATTTTCGGCTGTTAAACACCACACAATAACCCATGCGGAACAGCTGGTACAAAAACGCATCATAGTCCCACTCGATCTGACCAACTGCCGCCTTGGGAAGTCCGTCAAACTTGACCATGCCGCGCAACCGCTGGAAAAACGATCTCTCCCAATATCCCAGAGCGTCGCTCGAAAAACTCGCGCCTTGGAACAGGGGGAACGGCATACCGCCGTCATAATGCCCATCGTAACACTGATACATAATCTGTTCACCTCTCATTCAATGAAAACACCGGAATCCATAGCGGCGTTAATATAAGCAATTTCGTCCGGCCTTGCGTTCAACGGAGCACAGGAAAAACCCCGGGTCTTGCAGTATCCCTGTACAGGTTTCGCAACCTTCATTACTGGATAGCCGTACACCTTTTGGAATCCTGCGTCGTCCACCGGGGGATAATACAGAAGCGTCAGCTTTGCTTCCAACGGCAATTGCACCTGCGACGCGCCGCCCATTGTGCCCGCTGTGCAGTTGATGGCGGAAACCGTTTGCTGTACGCCCTGCGCAACCTGTGCCGCGCCCTGCGCGGCCTGAGATACGCCGCCTGTGAATCCTGCCACGGTGGACAGCAGACCGCCGCCAAAATTCATAGCGCCGGTGATCGTATTAACTGCACCGGTCAGCGCTCGAACGGGGTCAATGTTGCTGGTTCCTATTCCGTAAGGGCTGGCTATGCTGGTGCTTCCTGCGTATATGGTATAATCCCCTGCGCGAACAAGGGTTGTTACACTGCCGTCCACGAAACACACAGACCAATCAATGTCGATGTTTGCGGCGGTGTTGCACTGGTCAACGGGAACTGCCAACGTTCCGATAAAGGGAACGTAAAGTTGAATCTGGCAATTCATCCTCTTCCAATCGTCTGCGGGCCACGGTATCGCTATCGTGGTATGAACACTCCGGGAACTGGATGGAGTGACTTGTTGTGCAAAAACGGTTGTGTTGAACTGCCCCAATGTAATTTCCGTCTGCCGCCCTGCGCCGTATCTGGAAAGGTTAATGGGAATCCAGATACAAGATCGGACACATTCCAGAGCGTTGCCGCCGAATAACAGCTTGTTCATAAACTCAGGCAATGCCATCTCCCAACTTATCATTGGTTTTGTGAGGACCTCCCACGTCAGGGAAACAGCGGTGAGCAGACTGCCCAATGTTGCCGCGCTCATTGCATAAGCGTGCAAACCGGACTTGCCCACACAGGACAGAACGTAAGTACCTCCGGACGCGTCGATATTTCCATCCGTGATATCTGCGGACGCGGTGGAGATTTTGGGAGCCATTCCGACAGCCTGCCGCGTGTCCTGAAGCCTGAAGGTTGCGCCGCTGGAATCCTGATTGAATCCGTATTCGATAAAGGCATCCGTTTTCAAGATCGCGTCACGATAGGTTGCCAGCGGGTCAAGCTCCAACGAAAATTCCCAGATGTTCGCCGTTCCCCTGCGGATGCTGATATCTCGTATCCAGTAAAACGACGCGGTTTCCTCGCAGTGGCAATAATTCCACTGGGGGCTGATGTTGATGCTGTTCAGGGTGACGTAGATGCTGGGGCGCTCCATGCTGGTGGTTTGTTTGAAATCCACTCTTTCCAGATCGGGGAGCTTGTCATACTCAAATGCCTTTGTGGAATTGACACGCTTTTCAATGTTCCCGAAGTGGAAATGATATCCGTGTTCAACGCTGGGTTCAGGGACTGCGCCGTTAAAATTACCTCGTGCCATTATATTACCATCCTTCCTTGTAAAAGTAAAGGCCCGGCCTTTTACGGTCGGGCCTTTACGGCTGTTACGGTTCGTCGTTCATAAAGAAGAGGATCGCGTTTTCGGTCGGGTCCTGCATGTAGTTCATCTTCCAGTGATGCTCAGTGTTGTAATACTCGCCTTTCGTGTTGAAGGGGGTAGTGTAAACACTGTCCTGCATGTAGACGGTAGCAAGGGCGCGGCGGTCGTACAGCAGACCAACAACATAGTCAAGCTTGACTTCCGGGCCGGTCTGCTGCTTGGCGGTGTCCACATTGAACTGTGCGGGAATCACATCAACCGCCGCCTTGTCGTTGATGTTCTGCCAGAAGTTCACGCCCTCGTAACTGCCAAACGACAGGTAGCCGGGGCCGAAGATCGCGGGGTACACCCACGATTTCGCGTCGTTGATAAGGGGTTGGTACAGAAGTAACTTCTGCTCGCTCTTGGGAGTGTGCCGGAGCAGTGTCAGCGGGTCGCCGTTGTCGTCGGTGCACGCGGGGGTCAGGTGGTACAGATCGGTACTCTCTTCCAGAAGAGCCGTCTGGGTCTGAAGGAACGACACAAAGAAAGAAAGAAACTCCTGAAGGTGGGTTGTCAGCAGATCGTGGGTGGGGTAGGCCGTGCCGCGTGCCGCATTAAACTCCTTGGTGAGGTTGACTTTCTGTCCGGCCTTGCCAGTGTTGTACAGACTGCCGATAAAGTTCATCACGACGGCGCGATTTTCTGCGGTTTTCCACCGGGCGATATCGTTTGCAACTTCCGTTGCGATACCGGCAAGGAATGCGGAAAACTCGCTCTCGCTGGTAAACGCGGTGGTCAGCTGGGTCTTGAACGTGGTATAGGTCTGGTCAAGCGTGCACTGACCAGTATACCACATTTCCAGCGGATAGCGCTTGGAAATCTTGTACATGTCCACGCTCTGCCCGTCTCTCAGGGTGTTGGGGTTCTGGACGGTGTTGATGAACTTGGTTTCGTCAAACTTGCCACTGAAGAACGCGATTTTGCGGATGAACAGGCCCCACTCCAGCGAAGAAACTTCAACGCTGGTAAAGCGGCCACTGTACGCGCGGGTCGTGATGATCGTTCGTGCAACCATGTTTGCAAGGGCCTGAAGCGTTCCTTCTTTGCTCTGGTTCAAGCACATCTGTCCCACGTTGATGAAACTGGACGTGTCAACCGCGCTGATCGCCGGGGTCTGCCCGGTGACTTCCTTTACCAGCTGGTTTGCAATGGTATAAATGTCGGTCGGCCTGAAAACTCCCATTCCGGCCTTGGCGGGCATATTGGGATTTGCCATTTGTGTCACTCTCCTTTACGAATTGGCGGGCGCGCCCTCTGCCGGTTTGGGAAGAACTGCGGCCCTGATAATATCATCCACGCTAGTCACTGTGGGAGGGTTGCCTACCGTGCCAGCGTTGGGAACTGACAGAGCGTCGATCTTTGCCGTCAGCGCCGCCAGCTGCGCGGCGTAGTCGGGAACAGCCGGAGCGGGAGACGGAGCCGGGGCGGGCGGCGTGGTGATCGGTGCGGGGACAGGCGCGGGAGACGGTGCGGGCGGCGTTGCCGGGGGTGCATTCTGGTCTGTGCCCAGATTCATAAAGGCGGCAATGTCGTTTTTGCTAAATCCCGCGTTTGCAAGGGAGATAACGTCGTTAATGCTGAGTGCCATAATCAATAGGCTCCTTTCCATCTTGATTTGTTGGTTCTAACGTCCACATGGGTGAACGTGTGATATACGCCGATACCGCCAGAAGCGCCCAAATAGCACTCTGCTATCTCTGCGATTCTGGACGGTGTCACGCCCTCAACCCAGATATCAGCCGCCATGCCGTTACAGTGCTGAGATCGGGGGGAGGCGTTTTTGAGAGTGGCATTGTATTCCTTGCTTCTGTATCCGCTGTTAATGTGCACCGGTTTACCGGTAAAATTTCGGATGTTTTCAAGCAAGGTCAAAAGCCGCTCGTCAACCTTTACAATGTCGCTGGGGTCGTTCCGGGAGTGAAACTCCCGGACGCGGAAATGGGGGGACAGCCGTTTCTCTGCGGCATACTTGTATGAATAAGTAAGCATTGCCTACTCCTTTCTGATAAAAGCGGGCCCGTGCAAGCAAAGAATGCAACCCCACGCCCTTCCGGGGCGCTTTGCTTTTGGGGTGGCCCGCAAGACAAATATACATCATTTATTCTTTGATGTCAAGATATTCTCTGATCTTGATAAGCGTTGGAACGTCGGAACACCACACTTGCCCCAAAACAAGCATAAGCTGGAAATAGGGGTGCGCCAGCTTGAACGCCTGTTTTCCGGCCTGATTGTCGGGGTAGACCTCTCTGGACTGGTGCGGGGACGTACACAGATAATAATGGTTGTCGTCGTACCGGTAGCAGAACAGGCCAGCAATGGAAAATTCCGGGCGCATACCACGGAGCGACATGGGGCGAACTGCGGACAGATCGTTGTAGGAAAATTCGTTTTCCATTGCCATTTTATAAAATTTGCTGTTCTTGTTCCGGGCCATGTGACGCATAAACGCGGTTTGACTGCGCTTTGTACTGACCTGCTGAGACTTGGGAAGGGCGATAAAAACACCGGTGTCTGTGATCGTCCATTCCCTGCCGGTTCTCGCCAGCTTTGCAATCTCGTCCACCACGCCCAGCTCGACCAGAATCGGAGACGTGATATCAAAAGCGTTTGCCAACAACCACAGTTTCAAAGGCGGTTGGCCCTGAAGTTCCCTGTTTCCGTTGATCGTCACATAGGCATTCAACAACGCGTCGCCCTCTGCCTTGCGCTTGACCACGATCTTCTCGGGAATAAATTCATCAAAAACAACCTCTTGGAATGCACTGCCGTTGAATCCTCGGATGTTTGCAATGCTGGGGAGCGTCATACCCACGGCATATTTTTCCAGACAGCTTGTGATTTTGCCGTCCTCGTCGGTGTCAAATTTGCCGATAGTGTAAGTTACTTTGCCAGTCTTTGCAATATCTACGTCAAGTCCTTCCTTCTGAAGCGGGATAAATGGGTTCAATTCGGGGTCGCTGGTGATGGCATCAAATTCCACGGTTGTTCTGCGGAGATACAAGAAATGAATCTTGCTCTCCAGCTCGTACTTCAAAACGCCGTAAGTCTTGCCTACTTGGCGTTTTCCGATGATGATATAGCACCATGCCGGTATACTAGAAACGGCTGGAATATTAATCCAGCCGTCTTTTGTATACAGGTCAAGCGCCATATTTTTACAGCGCTGGCTCATATTTTATACCTCAAATTTGCTCTTGTAATCCGTCTTTTCGCCCTGCGCCGTTGCGTGTGCTTCCACAGCGCTGATAACGCGATGTGCGTCCTTCTCAGAAAGGTACACGCGGTACAGATCGTAATACTGACCGTCGCGGGCCTTGCTCTGCGGCATCGCGATAAACTCCCCGTTTTTGCCGTCAATCACCTTCAGGTTAAGGAAGGTAGCGCCGGGCACGTTCAGGGTGAACACACAAATCCGGTCGGAAATGAGATGACAAGCCTGAACGGTTGCACCTTCAATGGACAGATAGGATTTCACGGCCTCGGGGGCGGCGTTCTGGTTGGACTTGTTAAACATAATTCATTCTCCTTTATGCTTGTGGGTGTTGGTCTTGATGTCCGCAAGCAGATTTTCGATGATTGCAAGGGACGCTTTGATTTCGGCCATATCGTCGGCAAACGCTTCAAAGAAATTGGTGACTGCTTCCAGAAGCGCGGCCAACTTGTTGTTGATATCCTGCATGGTATTCACCTCTCAGAAAATCCAACGAAGCAAAAACTGCTTGCCCACAGAATCCGCGTTGGTCGGATAAAGTGCGGTCGGGGACTGGTTTGTGAAGATCGACGCGATATGATGTTTCTGTGCTTCCAGCTCTGCCGCCTGCTGTTCCATGGTCTTGCCCCCATGACAACAGGGGTTCCACTGGGGCGCATACGGAAAACCAAACCGGGCGCTCTGCTCAAACTGCGATGCACTGAGCGGGTCAAGACTGCCCAGACCATCGACGACGTTCAGAAGATTTCCGTCCTTATCATAGATAAGGCCGTAAATGTTCTGGGCCGCGTCCTCATAAATCAGGGTATGGTTGACCTTGGTAGTGCTTGCGCACGAATCCGGACAGGTGCAAGGGTTTTGATCTGTCATTTCGTTCACCTCTCTTTCTCTCTTGTTCTATCTATAATGTATCACAATTTCAGTTGCAAATTGTAACCAAACCATGAACGCCCTGAAGAATACAAGAGCGACGTGCGCGGGAGCCACCTGTACTTCAGGACATTGAAGTGCTTCATTTGCGTGAACTAACCCACTAACCTAGGGGGAAAGGGGTACTTCATTACAGTGATGTGTATACTTTAGAT